CTACCGGTCGAGATAGCCGGCAGCAGCCGCTTCGAATGGCAGCCGACATAGCCGGCGCGCCCAGCCGAGGCCGAACGTCCTCCAGCCTGCCAGCGAGGTCATGAACAGCAACCGCTGTGCGAGGTATTCCACGCAGATGCTGCCCACCCCCTCGGTTCCCGCGCCGAGCTGACCAATCGCATCAAGCGTTCTCGGGCCGATCACGCCATCCTGTGGTACATGCGCGACCTGCTGCAGCCAGCGGGTCGCCCGTCCGACACCGTTGTTGATGGCCGCATCGAACGCCAGAAGCGCGAGAGCAGGCGGCAGGTCATCGCCGGCGAGCCGGTCCCAGTAGTCGCGTCGGTACAGCGCCTTTGCTGTCTCGAGCGTCAGGTTGGCTACGTCGAGGTCAGGATACGCAGCGGCACTGACGCCGAAGTTGGTGCCGCGGCAGCTTCCGGCGCCGATGGCCCCACCCGTCCAGTTGCCGGGATCGGCGGGATTGTCGGTGAAGCCACCCTCGTGGCCCACGACGATGTCGAACATGCGATCGAAGTTGCTGTTCACGCCGCTCATCCGGGGCTGTCACTGAGAACGATGGGGGTCCTGGTTGCAGCCAGGGGGAAGTCGAACTTCCAGCTTGTGCCAAGATCGGCAGAGATATCCCAACCTGCGGGTTTCACCTCGGCCGAGGCGTTGTCGGTCACGGTGTTACCGTGCCCGATCCTGGTGGAACCGTAGGGATAGAACAGCAGGCAGGATGCACTAGCGTTCACCAGAGCACTATCGAGCGTCAGCAAAAGGTGTGTGGCATCAACGCGCGCACAGGCGGTGGCGTGACGGAACTGGCCGGGTGAAGCGACCGATCCGCCGTCCATCACCACGAACCCGGTTCCGCTCGTCGCGGTGCCGTTCAGCCGAAGATCATCGCCTGTGTCGTGTTGGACTGTGAGCACGACATGTGTAGCATCCTGCTTGAACGCGCGAACGATCCGCGGCCCGCCGACGGTGGGGATTGCGGAGGGGAATGCCGAGAATGAGTCGCCGCCCGAGTCGGCAAGGATCGCGCGTGCCACCACTGGGGCCGCCCGCTGGGCCAATACGAAGAGGTCGGTGTCTGCGATGTGGCTGATGTCGCCGGGGCGTGAATCGACGTCAGCCGTCATCGGCAGGCCGATGGCAACGTTCTGCGTTGCGTCTGCCGCCATCGCGGCGGCAACTTCGCGCACCATCTGCACGCTTGGATCGGTCCAGAAGGGCATGGCATTCCACCAGATCAGTGGCAGGCTCTGGACGCTGCGACCGAGCATCGACCGCAATCGTGCCAGCAGGTTCTTGGCGCCGTTCTGAAAGAACGCCTTTTCCGAATAGGCACGGGTGGAATCGGTTTCCGACCAGGGCCAGAATATTGCGTCGATGTCGCCCAGGTCTGCCGTTGATTGCTCGCCGAGATAGGCCTGCACGGCGTCGCCGTCGCCGCCTAGACCGTAATTCGCCGGGTCCGATCCGTCTGTTGGATTGTACAGAAAATCGCCTGGCAGATACAGCGATCCGGTGTTCGGCGGCTGACGCACGTCATAGATGCCGTGCCCGCCGATGCAGGTATAAGCGCTGCCAGAGCTAGAGACGTAGAGGCCCATCGCACCATAGGCCAGTGCGCCGAGGTGCCAAGCCACACCTTGTGCCAGCAGGTGCCACGCCCCGTTGTTGAGTCCGTTGCCGGCATTCGACTGGCCGACGATGAGGATCTGGACACCCTTTCGTGCGCCCCGCTGCCAACGCGTCGCGCATGCGAGCAAGGTGTTGATCTCCGCCGAGGACAGTGCGTGGGACCAGCTTGCCGCCTCATGGAACCAACATTGGGCGCCGCCTTGACTGGTTCCCGAATGCAGCACGAACAGCGCACCAGGCGCGCCGGCGGGCAGCGGATTGGCCACCGTCGTCGCCACCTGAGTGCCATCAAGCCAGACGTCAATGCCAGCACCAGGCGTGTTGCGGATGATGACCGAGTGGGTATGCCGCCGCTCGAGCGATGCTGTCAGCACGTGCGTGAACAGCATCAGTCGATCGCCAGCGCCTGGGACGCCATCCGCTTGCAAAATGGCTGTACCGGCGGAACTCAGGAGCGTGATCGGCCCGCCGAGGCCTTGTCGCCAATTTGGTCGCGACCACACCAAGTACCAGGTCCATGGCCTGGCGGAGCCAAGATCAGTGCTTGCCAGCCGGAAGCCCTGGTCGGGATCCATTTGCGGCAGAATACAGCCGGCCTGGGGGATGGCGTTTGGCGGGACCACTGTATTGAGGCCGACCCCGCCGAGCAATGCATTCAATCGCGGCGTCGCTTGCGGCAATGTGCTGCCTGCAAACCGATAGGCGGCAAGAGGATTGCTGTTGTCCGACTTGTCGGCAACGCTTGCGGCTGGGTTGTTCCACGCTGGCAGCGGGCGCGGGCTGGCGTCCAGCAGGCCATCAAACGTGCCCGCATCCCACCAGCCCGAGATGCCGGCGATGGCATTCGGATAGGGACCGGCGAAGGTGCCGCCGCTGCCGCCGCTTGCACCGCGCAAAGGGCGCCACAATCCAGCACGCCCTTGCGCGATGAGCATCGCACGACCAGTCGCAACAAGTGCCGTGCCCATATCGGATCAGGTGATCGTGTAGGGCGAGGCGGAGACGCAGGTGGACACGGTATTGCCGCTGCCGTCCTCAGCAATACCCCAGAAATAGTACAAACCAGCCGATGCCGGGGCCGTGATCCACTGATACCAGAGATTATGACCGCTCCAGCCCGGGATGCTTTGCAACGTTCCCGCCGCGGCGGTGAGGCCGCTTGTAGGTGCGATGCTGTTGCTCGTCGACCAGCCGAACAGTACGCTGGCGGGTATGGTGTGGTTGCCGTCGATCGCTGTGCTGTTATCGTTGGCGTTGACGGGAATCCCGGTCTGCCCATGTGTGTATGTGGTGCTGCCTGCGGGATCCTTGGCGATCGTCAGCAGATAATTGCCGGCTGTCGAGGCTGTGACCGCTGAAGTCCAACCACTGTTGCCACCGGCGTTCACCGCCTCGACCTGGAAATCGTATGAGGTGCTGGCAGCAAGGCCGGTGATGGTGGTCGATGTGCTGCTGATGTTGTCAATCTCCGTCCAGGTGCTCGCGCCATGCGGTGACCAGTGCGCCGAATAGCTGGCGACCGCGCCGCCGGTTGTCGGCGCCGTCCAGCTCAGTGGCATGGTTGAAGCGGTGGCCGTGCCTGTCGTCAGTCCCGTGGGCAAACCGGGGGCCGCAGTCAAGGTTGTAGCACTCGCCACCACAGATGCGGCGCCATTGCCGGTCGCGTTCACCGCGAACACCTGGAAATCGTAGCTGGTCGCGGCGGCGAGACCCGTTACGGTGTAGCTGGTGCCCGAGATGCCACTTGCCGCGGTGTTCCATCCCGTGCCACCGGTGACGCGGTATTGCGCCGTGCAGCTTGCGGCGGCACCGCCTGTGCTCGGTGCGATCCATGACAGATTGACCGTGCTTATCGTCGCGGCGCCGGCTGTGAGTCCGGTGACCTGTCCCGGTGCCTGAATGGGTGCGGCCAACGTTGTACCGGTGACCACGGATGATGCAGCACCGCTGCCGGTGGCGTTGTTGGCGATGACCTCGAAATCGTATTGAGTCGCCGCGGCAAGGTTAGCGACGATCAGACTTGTTCCCGTGGTGCTCTGGGATGTCCAGGCACCGCCGACGGAAGTGACGCGATAGTTGACGGTGTAACCGGTCGGGACACCGCCGGTTCCGGGTGCCTGCCAGGTCAACGCCACGCTGGATGGCGTGGTGACGCCGACGGCAAGGCCGGTGACTTGACCAGGCAGTTGGACCGGCACCGCCCCGGTGATCACGGCAAACACCATATTGCCGCCGCTGTAACTGAACCCGCAAAGTTCGGCGACCTGACCGGCGGCAAGAGTGGAGGTGCCGGACGAGGTGGTGATCCCGGTGCCGAAGGTGACGTTGCCGCTGGAGACGTTGACCACTCCGCAGGTAAAGCCGCTGCCCATGTTGATGAAGGCAGGCGTCAGCGTGACCGGCTGCGAGCAGACGAGGATGGCGCCGTTGTGAACCGAGCCGTCCAATGTGGTGTTGCTCGTGATTTCCACGACTGGCCTGCGATAGGTGGGCAACTTGGCCTTGCACCAGCTCCAGACAGCCGCAAATGTCTGGGCCAGCATCGTGCTTGAGCCCTGGCCCACCCAGAAGACGTCGGTATCGGCGACAGGTGCCGCGGGATTGGCGGCATCGATCGTCAGCCCGTCGAGCAGGTTTGCATAGCTGATGCTATGATCGCTTCCACCTTGGCTGATGCCGACGAGGTCGTTGCTCGTAATTGTGGTGACCGGCGGCAGGTTGGCGATACTGTAGTTGGTGGCGGAAATCGTGCCGCTGCTGTCGATATTGATGTTGGCGCCTGCCGCGAACAGATTGCGCAGCGAGGCGACGGGCAACAGGGTGATTGTTCCTGCGCTGTTCAGCAGCGTCTGGTCGGTGGACGCGAATGTGGCCCGCTGCGGCAGGCTTGCTGGATCGAGCGGCGCAGCGGCAAGGGTACCGGCGTTCAGCAGCAAACCCATGCCAACGGCCACCGGCTCTGGGCCACCGGACCCTAGACTGTTGCGGCCAAGCAGTGTTCCGGTGCCGCTGATGATCGCCGGCTGCGTGCTGGCCAGCAGCGAACCGACGCTGACCGAATGGGCGAAACCATTCTGACTGACGGGGATGAGATCAGCGGCCGTGACTTCCGCGACGGAAGGCAACTGTGCAATCGTCGGCATCGCAGTACCCTAAACAGCGGCTGTTTCGTGCATGGCGCTTCGACGATCAGGCGGCGACCTGGGTGCCGCTGCAGGAACAGATCCAACGGCTGCCGTCATTGAACACCTCGACACCGGTTCCGGTTCCGACCCCTTCGCCCGGCTTGCGGCCATTGTCGCAAAGGCCAGAGATCCTGCGCCCGGCGAGGCAGGCAGCGTGGCCACGCTGTAGGAAGGCAGCGCTGGTGGCCCAGAAAAGCGCGGACTCACGGCGTTAGTGCGGAAGATTTCGCGCCAGGCTGACGTGGCATCCGAAACCACGTGGTAGCGATCGTTCGTGCGCAGGGTAATCGGCCCGTTGTCGATGGAGTCGCTGCCGCAGGTCACGATCGTCACCGGCGCCGAACCCAGCACGGAAAACGTGTATCCGGTCCCTGAAGCGACGCTGGCGGCTGGGGGCAGTGTGATCGTATAGGCAGCGTCGCTTCCCACGAGGAAGATCATATTGCCCGAGATGTAGTTGGGCAGTGTCGCATTGGCGGCATATACATTGAACCAGCCGACAGCGATTCCCTTTCCCACGGGATAGGAGAACGTGCCCTGGTACCAGCGAAGCGTGTTGGTCGTCGCATCGTAGGCAAGGCGGCAAGTATTGGTGGGTTCAAACGCGATCGCATGCCCCGCTGCCATGCGGATGGCCGCTGCACCTGCCAGTTGGACGGCATTGGTGGTGTCGAGCACGGCCGTCGAAAACGGGATGCCGACACTGAGCACCCGATAAACATGGCCCGTGGATCCGGCGGCCAGGTAGACGCCAATCACGGTGCTGACCTCGACCGGCAGCCCGGCGGTATTATGCTGACCGACCACCAGCGATTGGATCTGCCGCAGATTGGCGTCATCCGGGCCGTTGCCGAACCAGTCCATCTCCGCGGTGATCGAGGAGGCAACCATGCTCGATGGCTGCCCTGTGGTGTCGCGGTATTCCAGGCAGGTGGCCCACAGGTTGGGCTGCGGCAATGGCTTGCTGGACGAGTCCAGGGTGTAGTTCTGCCGGATCGTCTGCACGTAGCGGCCGACGTGTTCGGCGGTGGTCGAGCCGCTAGGTACTTGCGACCCGCACCAGAGCAGCCTGTCGACCCCACCCCAAACAAAATTGGCAGGGCTGTTATAGATGATGGTGTCGTTGCGTGTATTGGCGCTTACCGCACCGGTGTTCGGCCCGCCCGTATGGTTGACGATGTAGGAAGAATGGGAGACGGCAAAATCGGTTGGCTGCGAGCCGTTCTGCGATACTTCCACGCTCACGTTGCTGTTGCCGACTACGAACCCCGGCAGATAATTGCCCGCGGGCCCAGTGCCGCCAGGGATTGCATCGGCCAAAGACGTGCCGTCCAGGAGCGACGTGCCGTCGACGATCCACTTCACGCGCTTGGTCAGCGGGACGCCCCAGCTCGTCGGCGGCTGTACCACCGTTATGCCATTCGGAACGTAGATGACCGATCCAGCGATCGCGGCCTGATAGGCCGCCTTGAAGGCCGCAGTGTCGTCCGTGACCCCGTCCAGCCTGGCATTGTAGGGCGCCGAACGCACATTGATGACGCCGGTCGCCGCACCGCTGGCAGTATCCACGTAACGCTTGGTCGCAGCCTGCAATGACGACGTCGGATCTCCCGCGAGCGTCAAGGGACCATTAAGAGTACCGCCGGCCAATGGTAGCGCTGATGCGAACTGGGCATCCACATATTGCTTCGGCGCAGCCTGCAACCCAGAGATCGGATTGATGGGAAGCGTAAGCGGACCGCTCAGCGTACCGCCGCTGAGCGGCAGCGATGTGGCAACCTGTGTATCGACATAGTGCCTGGTCGCTGCCTGCATGGACAGCGTCGGATCCGCTGCCAGCGTCAATGCACCGGTCAGCGTGCCGCCTGACTTGGGCAACGCACCAGCCACCTGGGTATCGACATATCCCTTGGTGGCGGCCTGCAACGCCGTCGTGGGATCGGCCGCGAGCACCAGTGGGCCAGTGAGCGCGTCTCCGGTGCGCAGCACACGCGTGTCGACATATTGCCTGGTTGCCGCGTCCAGCGCGTTCACCGGATCCGCCGCCAGTGTAAGCGGACCCGTCAGTCTACCGCCCGCGGCGGGAAGCGCTGTGGCGACCCGCGCGTCGACATACTGTTTTGTTGCCGCCTGCAACGAGGCAGACGGATCCGCGGCGAGCGTGAGGGCGCCGGTCAGCGCACCGCCGGCTTTTGGCAGCGCCGTGGCGACCTGCGTATCGACATACCCCTTTGTCGCCGCCTGCAACGCAGAGGTTGGGTCGGCTGCCAGCACCAACGGTCCTGTCAGCGTATCGCCGGTGCGCAGCACCCGCTTGTCGACATACTGTTTGGTCGCGGCCTGCAGAGCGGTGGTCGGATCGGCCGCCAGTGTCAGGGCACCTGTCAGCGCGCCTCCGCTCTTCAGCAGGGTCCCGGCGATCTGTGTATCGACGTATTGTTTTGTGGCTGCCTGAAGCGCCCCCGTCGGGCTGGCGGCCAACGTCAGCGGACCCGTTATGGTGCCACCGGCCTTGGGCAAGGCGGTCGCGACCTGCGCATCCACGTACTGCTTGGTGGCGGCCTGGAGCGAGGCAGAAGGATCGGACGCCAAGGTCAGCACGCCAGTCAATGTACCGCCGCCCAGCGCCAACGTATTCGCGGCCAGATCAGCAAGCTTGATGGGCGCACCGCCGCTGGTCGGTGTGACCAGCAGCCGGCTGATATCGACGTTGGTCAAGCCCGCCAGGCCGCTCATGAACTGGCCATAAGATACGGCCGTGTTGTTGCCGTCCTGTCCCAAAGGCACGAGATCATTGCTTGCCGGCACCAGCCCGGCGGTCAGCGACGCGATGCTGAATGGCGAGGCATTGGCCGACAGAACTCCATTGGCCATGGAGAGATTGGCGCCGATGGCGATCTGCTCGGCCGCGCCGATGCCGCTGCTGGAACGCCCCAGCAGGGTCCCTGAGATGATCGCGAGCTGCGGCTGGACACCGGCAAGTATCTGGATCCTGGTGGCCTTGCGGGCGATGCCGCTCTGGCTGACCAACAGTTCGTCACTGTCGGACACCGCTGTCGCGGGCGCGAGTTGATCAATCGTTGGCATGACAAAAAATGATCCTCAGGCTCACAACGGCATAGTCGCGAGCCATGTTGGTGATCGTGATGCGAACGCCGCGGCGCTTACGATGCAGTCAACACCGGGTTCCCGTTCTGATCGGTCAATGCAACGCCGGTGTCAGTGACCAGGGCATCGGGCTGGGTTGGTGGAACCGAAAGATACAGCACCGGCAGCAGAATGTTGCGACTGATGGTGCGGCCATTCACGGTGCTTATCACCAGATGCACCGTATAGAGCGTGCCCGGCTGGCCGGCCGAAAGCCATAACACCACGACCGGACCATCGGTCGTCGCACTGTTGAGCGTAAGGTCTCCGGGATTGGCGGGCGCGATCGTCACATCGAGGGTGGCGATTGCGTCGGCGTCGTTGCCGACGAGTGCCGGCGAGATGTCGAACTGGTAATCCAGCACATCCGCGGGGTCCTTTGTGGGCCAGTTCAGTGGCGGAGGAGCGACCGCGGTCGAGCCGCGCGGCACCGGGATGAAGCAGTCCAGCATGACTGTTCGCGCGTTGCTGGGCTTCCAGAGATGTGCTACTGGTGTGGGCATGTCGATGTCCTGCAATGTCGCGTTCAGCTCTTGCCAGCCAACGCCGCGAGCTGCGCGCTGATCGAGGCCAGCTGAGCCTGCAGTTCGGCGATGGTCGCGCTCGCCGACTGGTTCGGCACCAGGGACAGCACGGCAGACAGCGGCGCTCGCACGGTCGCAACGGCTCCCGGCGTGCTGCCGCCTGTTTCTGTCTGCGACAGCACGAGAAGGTCGGCGCCGCTGACCGGCTGCACCGCAGCCGGTAGCTGATTGATTGATGGCATCGCGCTAGCCTTCCGTCGCTATGTTATGCTGACCGGCTGCGCCGGCAACGTTCCTGAATTGGTTGCGGCAATGGTCCGGAGCGATCCAACGAACCAAGCTATGGCTGCGGCAAACGCCTTGAATTGAGCGACATTGAACGTGTGAGCGACACCAGCGGCGTCGTGCCAATCAATTGAGGCGGCGGCGTTGGTGAAGGTTCCATTCAGCAAAATGCTGATCACTTCGGCGCTCACGCTTGCTTGCGCGTCAGAGATGCAGCTATACGTGCCGTTCAGCGTTGGCGCGCTTACGCTCACAATTGAGCATCCGCCCGCCAGCGCTGCCAAGGCTTGCTGCGCCGGGGTTGGCGCTGGCGCGGGCGGCGCGAATGTCCCGTTGCTATACGTCCACCCTTGGATCGGCGCGACGCCACCGGGAAACGCGACGAATTGCGCGGCGACACCCGGAGTAAAGCAACTGCCGATCTGTATTCCTGCGGGCGGCGTGAACAGCTCCACGACCACGCCAGATTGAATGCGAGCAAACATCATCACCACCTGATCACTACAAGCCCATTCGAACCGTTCGCCGCCGTGCCGCCGTAGCCGGGAGGGGCTGCGCCGGCATCGTCGTTGCCGTATCCGCCGCATCCCGGACTACCGAAGCCGCCACCGCTGCCGCTGGCGCCGGGAAATCCGGGGTTCTGGTTCAAGTTGGTGCTGTAATACATTGCGACCGGATAGCCACCGGGGCTGCCATCCGCGTTGTAATCGCCACCGCTGCCGACGCCACCGACGCCCGGCGGCGGGACACTGCTATTGTTGCCGCCAGCACCGCCTCCGCCGCCAGTGGCGCTAGCGTATGCCCCAAACGACGACGTGCCACCGCTCGACCCGCTGCCGCTGTAACTTGTCGCCCCAGCCCCGCCGGCCCCAACAGTGATCGTCACGGTATTACCTGGCGTTAGGCCAGCGACGCGCTTCCTTGTGTAGCCGCCACCACCGCCGCCCGAGCCAGAGTTGTATGTGACGGCATTGTTGGCACCGCCGCCGCCGCCGCCACCGCCCGCGCCCCAGACTTCGACCTCGCACGTCGTTACCCCAGCCGGAACCGTCCACGTCGTGGTTCCTGGGCTGCTGAACGATTGCGTATTTGACCCAAATCCAGGACGAAGCTGCGGAAGCTTGAATTGCAGGAACGGCGCCGTCGGGATCAGCGCGCTAACATATGGGTTGCCGGTGGTCAGGTTCCCGGTGGTGATTGAATTCTGATTGTATGTCAGGGTGATGGCGTAGAGACCGACGAAGCCGGCGTCCACCGCGGGCACCGAAGGGGTTCCGCTGGTAGGGGCGCCGGAAATCACCCTCAACTGAACGGCTTGCGTCCGCGTTGTGGGTTGCGGGGCGCCTAAGTTGTTCGGCCCGCTGTAGGGCTGCGCCGGATTGGTCGAATTGTAATACGGAAGAACCACGGCGTTTCCGTCGCTTTCCTGCATGGCGGCCTCGATCACCACCACAACGGACTGCCCCGAGACGGACGGGATGTAGGACGCAAGATTGATGTCAGTCGTGCTGGGGTTGACGCCCATCTTGACTAGCGCGCGGCTGTCGGATGAGAGCGAGCCGAACGCATTGGTGTCGATGGTGGACAGCGAAATTATACTGCCCGGTGCGATATGCACAAACGTATCAGGGACCGCGCTGGCAGAGATGCCCAGGCCGTCAAACACCTTGCTGGCGCCGAATACCGCCTGCATCAGAAAGCCAAGCGCAACCATTGTATTGCGCTGCACGAGCGGAATGGCGCCCGGATAGACGATGTTGCGGTCCATGTTCGGTTCCTGTTAGCTCAAAAGGAAAGGGCACCCGAAGGTGCCCTTGAAGTGACAGAGGACGTGGTTAAGACACATACATATGCATAACACTGCCAACCCACGTTACGGTGGAGTGCGCCGCTAGTTGACTAGCGGATACGCCGCCCAGCACGACGCCGCGCGACAAGCCGGTGTCCGCGATCGCCATCGCCGAGCCATTGGCATTCGACACGTCTTCGATTTGGTATCCGCCAGCGCCAAGCGTGAGGTCAAGGCTATCGATGCCCATCTGAAAGTTGCCGAGCCACGAAAGGCCAGATACGTTATTCGCGGTGATGTGAGACGAGCCTGATCCGAGTGTGATTTCATTACCTCCGGTGGCAAGCACGCCATCGCCGCTCATGGCGGGAAGGAACCGCAAAGTGGCGTTGTTGCCATTCAGGTAGATGTTTGCGGCGATCTTGGAGTTAGACAGGTCAACGTTATTGTTGCCGGCCGCGTCGTAGAAATTCAGCAGCGAGGAATGCCCATCGGTGACGAGCTGGGTTCCGTCGTAGGCTTGCGTGGTTGCGAGGCCGACACCCGGCGCCATCATGCTGAACTGGCCGCCGTGCGCAGACGCTTCGACGACATAGGTCTGCGTGCCCCAGCCGTTGTTCTCGGAAGCGGCAGACAAGGAGAAATTCACCGCACCAGTGGCGTGAGAGAAATCGTAGGTCCCGGACTGCGCGCCGAATACCTGAACCGAGCCAGCGCCATCATAGCGCACATCGGTAACCTGAAAGCCAGTGACCGCCAAAGAACCGATCTGCTGGGCATCAGTGGCGTTGATGGCGTATTCAGCCCCGCGCACCAGCCCCCAATCGGCAGCGGCGAGCGTATCGCTCATCGCCCCGCCGTTGATGCTAACGGTATCGCATCCGAAGCCAGGATTATTCGGATCGCCATTCCAGTTGAATACCGCAGCGTTGGATGCGCTGTATCCGTTTGGGTTCGCAGCCAGCAGCGACGACAGGTTCAGCTCATCCGAGCCGTAGGGCGAGCCGACATTCAGAACGTCGGTGGCGCCGGTTCCGAAGCTTGCGCCAACATCGAACGCCGAGATGGCGTAGGTCGAGCCGTTGGTGTAGGTCGCGGTGCCGGGTGCCGTGCCGGCGGCAGACGAATGCGGGCCATACCAGCCCTGAGTGACTTCCTGGCTGTCCGTGACGTACGTGCTGATCAGACGATAGCTGTCCAAGGTGTGCTCTCTTACCTCTGAATGACAGACGCACCATACAGCAAGACCATAAAAAAGGCTGTTTATCTGTTTAAACGCCCCATCATGCGACAGTGATTACACCAGACACCAGCACGCCGATCACGGTGCTACCGGCGTCATACGCCAGCGCCCAAAGATACCATGTGCCGGCTGCGGCTGGTGCGTTGAAATACGCGCCATACTTGTTGGTCGCACCAGCGTACCCGGCGCTGATCAGGCCGGAGGTCGGAATGGCGGCGTTTGACTGAGACCAGGCGAAGGCCCAGCTTGCCGGCGACACGCCAGTGGCGGGAACAGCGTAGAAGTTGACGCCGCCATTCGGCGCCACTGACGCGCCGTGTGTCTGCGTCGCCGCCGCCGTCCAGTCGCCCCATGCCAGCGCCGCGCCCCAGGTCCTCGCCGTTGCCGATGGCGAGATACCGCCCGGGCCGGCGCTGTTGTTTGCGTAGACCGCAAAATCATAGCTGGTCAGCGGCGCCAACCCAGAGGCCGTGTAGAGTGCGTCAGTAATCCCGTCCGCGAGCACGCCGAAGGCGCCGGAGCCGGTTACACGATACAGCACGGTGTATGCCGCGACGGCGCCGCCGGAGACGGGTGCGGTCCACGTCAAGTCGATTGAGTTGGTTGTGATCATGCCGCTATCAGTCCTGCCACAGCGCCGGGCGGAGCCGGCGGAGAGTAGGCGCTCACGATGTCAGTCCATGCGATAGTCCCGGCCGGGCGCACGTCGTTGATGACGGCCAGAATATCTGCGTCGGTAACGGTGGCAGCGACCATCGCCATTGTCGCATACTCTACCGCGCCCGTGCCGCTGCCGGCGGAGGCGCCATGCAGCGTGCCGTCACCGTATGCGGCTGGCATGCCGATCATGGCGGAGATGCCGCCGGGCGGGACAGTTCCCCAGCCCGCCACATTGATTACGCCCTGGCCGGTTGGGCGTATTGCTGTGACGAAATACTGAAACGGCAACATCAGGCTGCCCCAGCCGCCCGCGCAGCCGTAGCCCACTCCGCCGCCGGCGCCATTGAGTGTGGTATAACCACCGGTGTCGGTGGATCGTGCCGGCTCGAAGATCAGCGGGGTTCGCCCGGTGAGATCCTCGAGCACCGCGACGATAGCTGCGCGCGTACCGCGCTCGCGGAACAGTTCACGCCGTATGCGGTTGCGGAACGCGTCATCGCTTTGCCCGGTGCGCCGGGATAGCCGGTTACCAAAGAAGTCGTTTGCTATGATGTCCAGCCAGACATCAGTCGCTGTTGCAATCCGTGTCTGTGCCTTCACGTACTGCAACTGCTGATAGGCCCAGCACCAGCCTGCCGCGAGACCGCCTAGCAGCCCATCGAGCACCGGAGCGCGATGGGGAAACCAGCGTGCCGGCAGCACGGTGCGCAGGCGTGCCAGCATGTCTTGCTGATCGCCAGTCATGTCAGTTCACCGCGATCACGCCGGCCTTCACACCGCCGGTGAGCGGCACAGTTACATCGCTTGTGCCGCCGTTCGCCTGTATCGCACTGACATTGACGATGGCGGCACTGGCAGAATACGCGATCTGCGCAAGCCTGGTGAGCGGAAGGCTCACACCGATCGGCAGACCATTTGTGTAGGCGCCAATAGCGTTGCCCACGAGTGCCTGGAGGGGAGCCTTCGACATTCCCGGCGCGGCCGTGATCGTCAATGAAATCTGCACCGTGACCACTGATGGCGGCTGAACGCTGAAGATCGACCCAACCGGACGAACGGCGTCGATCGCCGACTGCACGGTTGACAGCAGAGCGGTCGAGGGACTGCCGGAGCCATCGTCAGCGGTGACCACGAAGCTGCCCATGCGGGGCTGGCCTGATGTGTCCACATTCTCCTGGATGGTGTAGTTGAGCCCTTGCTGGATGCTGCTGATTGCGTAACCGACCGCGAGCGGCGTCGCACGCGACCGACTGGCCAGGTAATTGCGGAAGCGCTGTCTGAATGCGTCGTCGGATTCCGCGTCCAGGCCATTCTGAAACGTGCTTTCATTGTTGACAGAGTCGATGCCCGGCATGGCTGATGCCAGCAGGGTGATCGTGTCGGCCTGCACATTGCCGGCGCTGCCGGGCGCCTGGGCCGTCACAGGGACATCGAGCGAGGCAGCCCCGGCGGGGACGACGTAGCCATTGCTGAGGTTGGACCAGGAAGGCTGCACAGTATCCGCGACGACGGCGAATGTCTGCGTGCCATCCGCGGTCCGGACCAAAGCGCCCGCCGGAATCAGCGCGGGCATGCCAGGCGTGAAGCGGGAAAATGTCACGATTCCAGTAGCGGGCACGGCTGGCAGCCTGGACAAGCCGAGATCCGCCATCCAGCTGTCAAGGTCGGCTCCCTCGCTGGTGGCCGCTCGCGTTGTGCGCAGCACCTGCAGGATGAGCCACTGCATCCACAGGCCGATTGAGGCATTGGCCTCGAGCACAGCTCGCAGCGTGGAGCCCACCGTCAGATCCAGAAGCTGCGTTGCCGAAGCCTCGACCGCGGCAGCCGTGGTCTGGACCAGCGTATTGAAAGTACGAAGTGAGAGCTGCATGAGCTAGCTGGCCAGCGAAAAGGACAGGTTCTGAGTCTGGTTGGTTTCGGCGTCCACATAGCGAATGTGGACATAGACCGTGCCGGCGGCGCCGCCAGGAGCCACCTGCACGTCGATCAATGGTTCGGGCTGACGCGCCACACCGGCCTCCTTGAAGATCTGGCTGCGGATCACCGCCCTGATCTGCGCGACATTGACAGGCTGACCGATGAACCTCGCGAGGCCGGCGCCGTATTCAAGCTGCCAGATGTAGTCGCCCGGATTGGTCAGCAGTCGCCGCAGCAGGCGTTGCTGACCCAGCAGTGGACTACCGCTGGCGACAGCGATATCGCCGGTCGGGCCGGTCGCAATATCGGCTCCCCACTGATGGAACGCGTCAGCCACGATTTTCAGTCCGACTGGTTTGGCGCGGTCGTGCTGCTGCCAGCGATGCCGTGCGTGTGGGCGTTGTAGTGTCCGCGCAGTCGCGACAACGAACCGTGGCTGTCATAGACGTCGCCTGCCACGTGCAAGTCACCTTGCATCTGGATCGTCCCATCGTTCTGCAGCTTGATGAAGCTTCCGGATTTGTGCATCAGCCACAGTTCACCGACCGGTGTCGCCGGCGGTACCTGCTGGTCGGAGAACGCGCGACCGACGATGATGCCGTGCTCGGCATCGCCCTCTTGTGCAAGCACCAGGACCTGATCGCCCGGCGATGGCGGGCAGTACATACCCCAGCCGGCGCCGATCCACGGAGAAAGCACCGGAAGCCAGCCGGTCAGCACGCCCTCGGGCTGCAAGGTGACGCGCACGGTCGCCGACTGTGGATTCACCGAGGTGACCGTGGCCAGGCGGGGTTGGCTGCCGCCTTGGTCCAGTGCACCCGCATGTTGTTTTAGCAAATTGAGAAAGCGCTCCATGCATCGCCTCGGACGACTTCACGCTTGCCCGGATTGCGACGTATCGGTCCGCGGCGAGCTGTTCCTCGCCAGCACCTGCTGGGTCAGCCCATGGTCTTGGCACAATCGCCGCTCGATGACATCGACGTAGTAGGTCTGATCGAATTCCGTCCCGGTTCCTTCCAAAGAGAGGATGCTGCGGGGCGTCAGCGAGAGTTCACCGGGCATGTTGATCCGAATGACGCGTTCATGGCGGGTGAGTTCGGCAAGCTTCCGCTGCGCAAGCTTCAGGGCGTCATCGGGCGTCAGGTTGGGCTGCACGATGATGTAGCGCTGGGGCTCATGGGAGGTTCTGGCGCCGCCACGCGTCGAAGCCCGGGCACGCTGGGCAAACGCGTTGTTCTGCCGTGAGCTCCAGCTTTTCACCACGACTTCGATGTCACGGGCCAGTGTCAGCGAGCGCTCGAGCCTGATGTCGATCACATCTGCCGGACTCAGCGAGACTGCATAGCTGGAGTCTTCCTCGACGGGTTGGAAATAGAGTGCCTGGCGCTGAACAAAGACATCGAAACCCTCATGGCGCGCAAGGAAGACCAGCAGATCCCACTCGGTGGTCGCGCGGCTGAACTGGTCAAGCGTGATGCTGTCGTGCTCACTCTGATAGTAGCGGCCCACGGGCGTGGTCGTGGACGAAACGTAGGGCGTAAGATTGTGGCGCGCCGCCAACAGAGTGGCGATCTCGCTCGACGTGCGGTTGGCGAAGGCCTCCTGCGTCCGCGTCTCGATCAGAGAGGCGGTGAGGTCTCGGCCGTCCAGATGGACCAAGCGAAGCGTGGGATCGATGCTGACAGTGTCAACTTCACCTTGAACCATGCTGGTGAAGGATGCGCCGCCGTCCAGGCTGAATTCGATTTCCAGAAGGATCTCCGTCTCGCTGGCCCAGAAGGACGCGTCGGCCCAGTCGTCCACACCCAACGCCGCCGCGACCCTGAATCGGTCCGCTGCATAATAGTTGTTGGAGATGACCTCAGCATCCATGGCGCCGGTCAGCACCTGGCCGTTGACCAGCACCTGCAGGCGCGGAGCCCGCGACACAGGACCTTGGTTACTGAGCGGCAATGCCCCCTCCCGCGCTCGGGTCCGTATCCGGTATCAGCAGAACCACCACGCCTTCGAGCATCGGATCGCTGAGCCTGTTGAGCTCGGCAATCCGGATCCACTGCGTTGCATCGCCGAGTTCGGTGGCGGCGATACGAAACAAGTTGTCACCGGCGACCGTGATCGTCTTCATGTTCATGTGCTCGCATTCGCCAGATTCACTTGCGTGCGGCAGAGATATGCACTGCTTGTGACCAGCGAACTCAGTTGCCCAGCGGCGTCGGTTGCGGTGATCAGATTCGCGGCGCCGACTTGGGCTGATACCTCGCCTGCGAAGGTGGTGCCTGCCAGCGTCGCATCCGCCGCATCGGTTGCGCTGGCGATCGACGACTGAGCGTCGGTCAGGCTGAACAGCGCTGTGCTATAGGCCGACGTGCCGCGGGTGACTGCGTCCGACGCGGCCAATGCAGATTGTAGCGGGCTAAGATCCACCCCGCCTTCGGCTGCGTATCCGATTGCCGTGCCGATATCCGCCCGTGCGGCCGATGCCACGGACGTACCCGCCTGCGAAAAGCCCCACGCCTCATCGCGCAGCACCGTGCAGGCGATTGAATATGGAATCCACCAACCGTTGCGGTAATCCGCACGGAAATCGCTGATCAGCACCGTGTAAAGAAGGACGTCCCAGGTCAGCGGCACTGAATCCCCCGCAACCCGCATTTCGTCCAGCAGACGTGCCCGCAAGGTCGCATCGGGGCCGCTGAAGATACCGGAGAAGCTGATCTGCGCGTCATCACGTCCCAACGCATCGATCACGCGCGATCCCCCGGGCAGGCGGTGCAAGGCAAGTCGCTGCCTGCCGCCAAAGTTGATCCCGGAGGGGATTTCGAAGTCGCGAAACGCGACAGAGCCGAGCAACAACGCAAGATCGGACATTCGCTGTGATCCTCAGCCACCTGTTGGAGCACCGGGATAGGTGGCAGTCATCCGCGGATCGATACCGGTGGTCATGGTGCCCGGCCGCGACGCTTGCCGCTCCAGTTGCTCGATCATCCAACGACTGAGCTGCGAGGTGTCCAGCACGACCGCGCCTCCATGCTGCGCAAAGTCCAGCTCTCCTGACTCGTCGGCCGCCGCTTCGCGCGATTGGCTGGGTGGCGGCACCGCTGCCTGCATGGCGCTATCCGGCGCCACCGCGTCAGCGGCCTGCTCCCCGAGCTGGATGGCGCGCGGCCCTTCCGCTGATGAGACCCCGCGAGGCGAGCTCGCGCCCGCCGCCGGCGCGGCGGCAATCGCTGGTTCCAAACCGGATACGCCACTTTGTTCGATAGCGGAGCGGACATCCGGTATCGGTGCGATGGACCGATCCGGCGCTGTCGGACCTCCATCAACCACCAAGCGTGGGATCCCGAGATCGGCGGCAGGCATAGCTGCCCAGGCAGCCGACACCGCCGCCGTTTTCAACCCGGGGGCCACGACGGACGGCGTGGCCAGATCTCGCTCCTTCGCATCCGTCGGCTCTGCCCCGATCATGTCGGGTCCCTCCGGCTGCTGCCAGATCGTGTCGCCGGAAGGCGCAGGGACCGAAACGGGCGCGACAGAACCCTGACGATCGCGCGCCGTTGCTGGGCCCGGAACAGCGGCCGCAGCGGGCTCCCCAGGCGCCGATGTCGCTGGCTGCGAAGCCGGTGCATTCAGTTCGCCGGCGTTTGCCACCATCATGGCTTGTGTGGCCCGTTGAACCTTGGGACGCTCAGGAGCCTCACCCGCAGCCGGGTACCGCCATCCGGAAACCGCTTTGCGGGTGATGACGGCCGTCTGGGCTCGCCGTTCTGGTGCCGGCGTTTGTTCTGGTCCTTCTGCTGGCGCGTTGGCGAGGCCTGGAGCTTCAGCGATAGGCGCCGTGTGAGCACCGAACGTGATCAGTGCCTGGCCGAGCCGGCCGAGGCCCTCCAACGTCGTGCCACCCGTCGTGGCCAAATTGGTGAAGGCTGCCAGTTCGGCCGTCAGAACCGCGATGACATTCGAGAGTGGCTGCCCGATCGCAATCCGGCCGATCGCCCCGAGTTCGGCACCGGTCACGGGCGCGACATCCAGCGAAGACCCTGCCAATCGAAGGATCGGCCGTCCAGCGACCCGAGTGCAACAATGTACGCCATCCGTTCATCTGGTGGCAGGCTAAAGGCGACGTCGAATGGCACCCCGTTCCGAACCAGATACAAACAGTCGATCAGTTCGGGGTGCCTGCTCAGTTTCCCGCGTTGTCCACGACTTCAGCGGGGTCGAGTGCGGAGAATTGCTGCAGCGCCTGCGCAACTGCCTCGACGCCTGCATCTCCAAGCCTGCCGATCATCGCTTCAATCTGCAGCTCGTTTGAAGGCGGAGGTACCGGGACATTGTCGATCGCCACAACCGAACTGGCGACCAAGGCCATGCCCAGCCAAGGCGGGTTCTGTGCGAGCAGCGGACCGGCGGCCTTGAACAGCCGTAGCCTGTCCAACGCGGTGAGCCGCCGCACAATGAGTGTTCGTCCTCCGCTGTCCACAATCGATTCCGTAGCGGCCGCGGCGGATATGATGGATGTGGAAGGGGTCATCAGATGCGGCGCCTCCGAACCGCGAAGAACTCCAGCTTCTGCTTCACGCTGCTATCTCCTTTCCAGATCCCAGCATTGCTCAGCCGGAAGGTGACGTTGTCGTACTGGTACGTCGAGGTGGAACCGTCGGTCTCGGTCACGTACTGGTACATCGTGCTCGCAGCGATGTTGTTTCCATTGAAGTACTGTTGTTCCGCTGCGGTAATGAAGTCGGCCATCGTGGAATTGCCTCGGTCGAGCTCGAAGCTCCCCTCCCAGCCTTTCGGCAGTTCGATACCCATGTGGGTGCCGTCCAGCCGGTCCACGCGGACCGACTGTGTGAGCTGGCGGCTCTCGAACGACGTGACGTGGGTCAGATCGACCCGGCCGGCTGGCCCGATTACCACCAACTGGGTATCGCGGCCTACTGAGAACATGGTCAGAGACATGCTGCTCGCTCCTTATGCCGCCTGACCGCTGGGCAGGGTCTGGTGGGAGACCTGCACCGTCTGGCCGCCTTCCAGGTTGATGATGAACTTCTCGTTGATCGCCTGGTACTGCACCTGTGCATCAGACTGGACGTATCCCAGGTCGGTCCGGCTGGGCGGATTGTTGGACGTGTCACAAATGACGCTGAACGGCAGGCTGCTGTCCGTGCTGCCGAGCAAGCCCTGGCCGAGCATGTTCTGCAGATATGACAACTGCGTCGCGCGTATCCGACGGAACAGGTCCGCGGTTATGACCTGGCCTACGTATTGGCCCATGCCCGTTGCGAGTGTTGCCGCGATGTAGTTGGTCAGCCGCGTGTAGTTGTCTCCGCTGATCGCGGCGTTGGACGACGAGTTGTGCCCACCGCGTACGCCCCAGAAGTTGCCACCGGGCTGTGGATTGCTGATGACATCAATGCCCGCGCCGAGCAGAGCGGCCAGGTCGGCCGAAGAATACGACGCGCTCTGGCTCGATCCCGGCGTGCCGGACTTCTGGCTGCCAATGATGCTGTAAAGCTGCTTGTTCAGGCTCGACTGCTCAGGCGAAAGATTTGCCAGGCGTCCGGCGGCAAATCCCTGCGGCGAGATCAGCCGGATCGTGCCGTTGACCTGATCCGACCACCACAGCCAATCGCCGAACATCAGCTTGGCGGCATAGCTGTCGAGCCCGGCTTGCCGCTTGATCGCAACCGCATTTTGGATGGTGTCGCCGGCCGGTCCCGTGAGGACCATGTAGATCCCTTCCTCGGGGCCGAACTCGGCTTGCGTCGTCCAGTATTCCGGATCGTCGGCATCGGCGAGCAAGGCTATGCCGCTGCCCTGACCGCGCAAGGCGTACATGCCCGAGCGGGGGGGCAGGTCGGCGCCGACGAGCCCCGCTACGCCAACATTCGCTGCGCCATCCGAGCCGGCGGTGGTCGAACCCAGCGAGATGGTGAAAGCGCTCGGCGCGATAGTGGCGCCGCCAGCGCTGGCAATGACAAGCTGGGAGGGCCCGCGCTGCGGCCCCTGTCCCTGATTCACCGCCGCGGCCAAAGCCTGCCAGAACGGCGCTCCGGTCCCGGCAATGTTGTCATAGACCTCCGGCTGCATCCCGGGCAGCGAAACCGTCAACCGCCATGTATTCGCTCTAGATCCCGCCGACAGGTCAAGTATCACTTCGTTGCCAAGGGATCCGGTATACAGCCCAGTGAACGTTACGGTGGTGCCAGGAAGCACCGCCTGCGCTGCGGAATCGGTATTGTCGGTGACCCTCACGCAGCGGAAGTTCTGCGCGCCTTGCTGCACAGCCGTCGCGACCTGCGTGCCCGTGTCGTACTTCCGCGGCATGACGGGGCCGAAGCTCTGGGCATAATCCGCCATTGTGTCAATAATGACCGGATGACCGACCGGCCCCCATGACGCCGTACCCACGACCCCGACGACATTGGTTGGTACGCCGTTCAGGACGAGGTTCTGTGGCGGTACGATCTGCACATAGAGATCGGGCACCACCAGGGCGGTGGTGTTGATGCTGCCCTGCTGCACAATGGGCATCTGATCAGCCTCCGCTCTTGGTCGGCGCCACGCGCACAACAGAGCGCGCATGCTCGCTGTTCAGGATCTGCGTGATGCGGACGGCGTCAGTAATGATGTCTCCACGGGTGTGGCCGCCGAAGGGCCTCACCACGACAAGATGCATGTCCATGTCGTCTCCATTCTCAGGCGATGATGGATGTTGTGTTGAGCACCAGGTTGCCGAACAACATCGCAGGCAGCGTGCCCGAAAGGATCGTCGGGTACTCGACGGCGTAGTTCAGGTCGCGCCGATACAACCTGGCATTCTGCGATTGATCAAAAATCGCGGTGCCGTCGTACAACAGCCTGCCGCGCGTGCCGTCCGACAGCGCAATAAAGCGCTGGCAGCTCAAGGCTTGGTCGATCGCTGCGGCCGCAGCATCGCGGGTCGCTGGTGTCGGGCACCAGCACGTAATGCGAAAGCCCTGCTCTTGCCGCCGTACTTCGCTTTGCACCGAGGCGTCGGCGACCACCCGAGCGAGCAGGTTGCCGACACCGGCGATCGTCAGCGTGTTCTGCGCCAGCTGTACGATCGAGCGTCCACGCGCCATGGCGGCAAGGCTGGCCGCCACCAACTGAGGCGTATCGCCTGCCTTGGTGCGATATGCATAGGTCGCGCCGTCGGCAACGATGCCTGCGACCTGGCCTGGATCCGCCGCCCCGTAAAAGGTTACCGATGTGCCTTGCACCGTGACGCTCAGCGTCGGTTGTGCTGGTGCGCCAATCCACTGCTCGGCATACCGCGTGGTGGTCCGGCCTGTGCCGTCCACAGAGAATACGGTGACGTTGATCTTTCCGGCCGCCAGGTCCGTGTCTAGCGCTGCCGAGTTCGGCCAGCCCCGATATATCCGGCAGTCGGGTCCGGGTACGCTCGCCTCTCCGGTACCATTCGGGTAGAGCGCTGCTGAGACGACGCTTACAAGCGCCGTCTCGACGTCCGACTGGTCCGCCATCAGGTCGTCGCCTGTCGGACCGTCACACGCCAGCCGAGATCACTCAGCTCCGCCGCGACGACAACCGCATTGCGTCCGAGCTCATCTGTCATCAGATCGGAAGGGCGCAGCGTGACACGAGGCAACGCCGGCAACAGGACGGTCCAATAGGGAATGGAGGTGTCATTCGGCAGATCGGCGCTCGAGTGGCCCCGGCCGGCAACGCCGAGTACGCTGGCCGGCCAGTCTGCCAGTAGTGCCGTGCTGGTCGCAGGGGTGATTCCGCCATATTCGTTGATGCCGGTGCTCGAGGGTGCCGCTGGACGCCAGAACGAGACGATACGGTCGGTCTGCACGCACAGCACCGGCAGTAGCCGGTGTTGCGCGGCAATGAACCAGACCGTGTCCCCTTGCACCAGGTAGTCGCCTGGCCGCGTGTAGGCGGCATCGAACATCCCATACCACAACGCGTCGCCATATGCGTTCGGGTGTTCGAACTGCCCGTCGCGCGCGGTGAAGGCAGCCCGCAAGCGCAAATAGCGGTTGCTTGCAGCCAAAGGGTCTGCTGGGCTGGCAGGACGATAGGCATCGGTATCGGCGCCGATCGCACGTGCCGCGGCGTTCAGCCCGCGATATATGCGATCCTGCAGCTCTGTCGGATTCATGGTCATACAACCAAGCTGATGCCGCTGTCGCTCAGCGCCGGCCCTGGGGGAACACCGAAGAAACCACAAAGCCTGCGTCGCCAGTCGTCGAACAGCCGGGTGCGGTCGCGGACTTCATCTTTGTTGCGGATCCAGACCGAGGCCTGATCGGTATCCAGGTTATCGCCGGCGCGCGGCACGGCCAGTTCCAGAACCGTCAACGAGCCGAGATATCGCCGGACGACCGCGGCTTCCGCATCCGACAGATTGTTTATGCGAAATTCGAGCAGGCCATAGACCTGAAAGAATCGCCAGTTCTGCATGGCGGAATTGGCATTGCCGTACGCAGGATAGCCGCAGAAGCGGCGGATATCGGCCTTTTCGGCGTCCGAGAATGCCATCAGAAGTAAGCGCCATCGCCGCGAGTGAACATCAGCGTCCCACTGCCTGTGGCGAGTATCACCGCGGCATATGTCACCAGAAAATTCACGGCCAGCATGACCTGCGAATTCGCCATGATCGGCATGTCGGCGTTGGAGGCAGAGACAGTCGCGTCCGATCCAAAACGGACGTAGGCGAGCGAGGCGGTGGTGTTGGTCACAACGACCGAGTCACCTCCTCCGGCAAGCGCCACCGCGGCCGAAGAGGTGGTCGCGCTGAGGGTCGCCGTTCCGGTTGGCCGGAACGGCGTAATCGAGCCGCTGGGCATGAACCGTTGTCCTCGAGATCAGCCGATGTGTTCGACCATGGCCGCCCGCTTGAATGCAGCGTTGGTGGCGGTGGGGATCGTTGTCGGATTGGTCGTGGTGTCCGAAGGAGCGCAGAACCCGCCAATCCAGTACCAGGACTGAGCGATAATCTGCTGCAGCCGATCAATTGGCTCGCGGGTCACCATCGCCACGTCATCGACGACAGCCACGATGGAGTCCCTCGGCACCACGTCGTCAGCCGCCATGCCGGCGAAGTCTCCCTCGATCAGCGCGCCCTGGCCGCAGATGATCGGCCGACGTACCATAAGACCTGCAAGCGCCGGGTGTGGCTGAACAAACGCCTCGGTCGTTGGAATGAAACGCAGACCAAGAAAATCGTTGGTCATCCCCTGCCTGAACACCTGGTTCGCCGAGGTCGCTCCCTGGAACAACTGCTTGAAATCGGGATCAGCAAACAATTGCCTCGCAGACACTGGATCAAGGTAGCAGTTGTAGACGCCATCGATCTCGGGCACCGCGTTCATGCGCAGCTTGGCGACCGCGTCCAGCAGACATGACATGGTAAGCATATCGGTCGCTGTAAGCGCCGCCGTGGTGACGCGTTGCGAGGGCCGGACGATCACGGATGCATTCGCCGCGGTCACCGCGTTCCCCGCCGTGCCGTCGGAAACCGATACGTTGCCAGAGAAGGTCAAGACGCCGGAGACGCCGTTTGGTGCCGTCGATACGTTGGTTACATCGACCGTGATCCCGGTGAGAGTGTACGCGTTGGCGCCCACGGTCACCGTCAATGGATTGGTGGGACCGATCACCTGCTGCACACCATTGACAAAGGCATTCTGAAAACCGCGGACGTCGTCGACCGTGATCGCGGACCCGGGACTGCCCAGGGTTGTGCGGACCCGTGTGTTGCCGCCGAAATAGCTGCTGAAGAGGGCGTTGCGTGCAAGTTCATCGAGGCTGCGCGCGGCCTGCTCTCCGTTCACATAGGCATTTTGCAGGAACTGCGACGCGATGCCGACACGGCTGGTCACCATATTCAGATCGGTGGTTGCCGCGTAGTGATTGATGGTGATGGTGTACTGTTCGACACCCCAGCCAGCCGGCGTCAATCCGTTATCCAGATTGGTGTTGGTGCTCGGCACCAGCGGCGTGGTCACGCTGGGCTTGAGCCCGGCACGCGTCCTGGTCAGCGTCTCGCCAATGCCGACCGAGATCTTGACCCGGTCGGCGCAGGCGCGGTAGCCGAGGCGAGATTGGAGTGCCTGTTGGAACTCGCGCTCCAGGAAGCCCTGCTGAATGATCGGCTGCAAGGCTGCCGGAAAATTCTGAATGCCCATTCGCGATTCCTTCTATGGCTGTTGTTTCAGGATCGCCGCGCGAGCGGCCCGGTATTCGTCGTCGGTCATTTCGGTTGCCAGTTTCACCCGCGGCGGGTGCGCCGGCGGAGGGCTGGCTGGACTCGATGACGATGCGCCCCCGAACAGCCAGGGCTTCGCGCGACGCAGTTGCGCCACGAGGTGGGCAGCATTGGCCACTTCGCCTTCTTGGGTGAGCTCCATGTCCTTCAGATCCAGCAGCTTCAAGCCGTCGAGATCGACGATCCCAGCGCGTACAGCCTCGACTTTGAGTTCCGCGCGAATGATCCGATCCCGCGCCTGCTGTTCAGTCTCTGCGAGTTTGTGCTCCAGCGCTGTGGCGCGCGCACGCAGCTCCGCGACCGGATCCTCATCGGGTCCGGTCGGCACTTCTTTCTCAGTCATCACTTGCTTCCGTTAATGTCCCGATCAGTCGCGACCCGCGCGAGTTCGGCCGGGACGTCCTCGATGTCGTAGGTGTCGGCAATGGCCTTCACCGCACTCTCGCGGCTGATCTGTCCAGCCGCCGCGAGCGTCGTGAGCGTCTGCGCATCCTTCTGCCGGTCATCGGCGGTTGTGGGATACCAGCGAGGCCAGTTGAGCGACAGGCGCACCAGGGGGTCCATCGCGGGCAATGCCCGACCCATCGCGTGCAGCTGATAGACCTGCGACGCTCGCAAGACCATGCGTGCCAGCGAAAGCAATGCTCCTTCACCGTAGGTGATCCGGAGATTGTCCGCGAGCCAGATCAGTCTCTGATTCATCAATTCCAACGCACGGCCCGATTGGGCCGCTGTCAGCCGATCGGCGCTGGCCCGGTTGCCGTGGACACTCTCCAGGGCCAGTTCGCGGAGCGTCCGCACGTACTCGATGACCGCAGCGGATGCCGTTCCGCCGATCTCAAGCAGCTTGGCGTCACCCTTTTCGCTGACCACAAGCGCGTTTCCGGCACCTTTAATGATCTCGTTGTCCGTTGTGGCGGCTCCTTGATCAGCAAGGTGGGGTCGCTGCTGTATTCAGGCCGCGGCCGGCCTGGCTGAGCTGGTAATCGATCTCGATCTGCGTCTCGATAGCCGCCCGGAACGTGCACGCGCCCTCGGCGCTGTCTCCGGTCGATGAAGGACCAGGCAGGTTGCGGATCCAGACGATGGGGACGAAACCCAGTCCGTGCTGGACGCTCCGCGTTTCGTCGATGTCGGGCGCAGAGCCGCTGCCGACAGGGAGCGGCAGGAACCAGATCTCGCTTTCAATGTCCCAGGCACGCGAGAACCAGTAGTCCATCGCCGTGTCAGCAAGGTCATAGCCGCTGGATGCGAGCACCGTACCGGCCACCTTGTAGCGCTCGGTGACCCGGACCAGCGTATCGGGCTCCTGCGGATCCCATTCCGGCGTCAAATAGGTGGTGTCCGTCGCGTCGAAAAACACGCGCCCGCCCAGGACGCGCATGAGGATTGCGACGGAACCGATCGCTCCCTTGATAGCCGCGTCCGTCATAGTCAGGTTGAGCCGGCTCTCCTTCGCGATGTCAGCCAAAGAGGCACGAGTCATACGATCGGTGCAGTCGATTGTGGGAAAGTGGCCCTCGCTGAACAGCAACGACACGCTGTCCTCCACGACCACCCGGCACAGCGCATAACGGACGCTGGGCCGCCGATTGCGCAACGGGATGTATTCCCCGGCTGCACTCCGCTCCTCGTGGAACTGGTTCGGCAGAACGTCGTACAGCCTGCCATCCAGCACGCGCTTCAGGATGTCGAGCGTCCTGACGCGCGCCGGGTAGTGTGGATCGTGCGGTATCAGCGAACAGATCGTCTCGAACATTGCAGCTCTGTTGAGTGGCCTTGCTAGCGTGCCAGCATTGGAAGAGAAATGTGCCGTGCTGGCGTTCCTGTGCCGGTGAGCATTCTGAATGCGCGCGAGAGCGCATCTACCTGATCGTCTTTGCGGCCAAACGGGAAGTTGCGCAGCTCCTCGAGAAAGCTGTGGTTCCATTCGGCGCGGACAATTGCGAAATTGCCCGCCTCAATCTGGGATGCGACCGGCACGGCGCGAGTGACCTTGGCTCCCGTCTCCCGCGAGATATCGATGCGGTAGCCGGCAAGCTGACCGGCGAGGTACATGGCCTGATGTTTCCCGGCCTGCCCAGGGTCCTCGGGCAAACCGATGCCCACCGACGTGCCATCGATGCGGGCTGCCTCGGCAATCGCGGCCTCGACCTGATGCGGCGTCCCGCGCAAGCGCACAATGTCGAGCACGATGAAGCGGCCCGGCCGTTCGCGCATCAGCTTCACCCCTGCCGTCCAATCCGGATCGCTGCCGCCGATAGCCGATGTCGCGGCGAGATCCCACGCTCGAACCACCATGCCGTCGGGAAGCCCGAGTGCGGCATCGATTACCTCAATGCACTCTGTTTTGAAGAGGCAGCCAACGAGCGGCCGCGGTGACTGCTGGTAGAGCGCAGCCCACGCCCGTTCACCTATGGTATCGCGCCGGCGCAGCAGCGCGTCCGCATCCTCCCACTCCGGCCACAGCGCGGTGCCTGGCGGGCGTTCGAGAGGGTCGTCCTCCTCGGCCAAGGCCGGAAGCCGGAGCAAATGCCATTCGGCTGTGTTCTGGGTCAGCAGCCGTCCGGCCAGATCGTCTTCATGCCAACGCGTCATGATGAGGACGATGCGGCCTCGTGGCTTGAGCCGGGTGGTCAGATCGAAGCGGTACCAACTCCAGAGGCGCTCTCGCATTGTCGGGCTGTCGGCATCCGCCTGTGACTTGATCGGATCATCGACGACGACCAGATCGGCGCGATGGCCGGTCAGTGGCCCGCGGACTCCTGCGGCGAAGTATTCGCCCGCACCGGTGGTATGCCAGTGGCTGGCAGCCTGCCGGCCGGCGTGCAGCCCGTAACCGAGTTGATCGCTGTATTCACGCACCAATTCTCGCGCCTGGCGACCGAAGTGTTCAGCCAGGCTTGCTGTATGCGAAGCCGCGATCACCGAGCTCCGAGGGTGCTGGGTGAACCACCAGGGAGGAAACAAGAGCGAACCGTACGTCGATTTTGCCGATCCAGGTGGCATGAGCACCATCAACCGGTCGATCTCGCCTCGGCAGATTGAATCCAGCCGCTCAAGCAATAAGCGATGATGCCGGGCCGGTGTCTGCCCATATTTTGCCATCGCCCAGGAAGACCAGGCGAGAAGGCTGGAGTGGACTGCTTGATCCTGGTTGAGTTCCTCGGCTTGTTGGTACCGATCCTTTGAGGAACCCTGCATCGTTCAGGAGGACGTCTCGCGTGCGCGCAACGCCATCATGCCGCAACGAATAGCAGGATTTGGGGCAGTTGGGCAAGAAGAATCTGAAAAAAATCCTAGAGGCACAGAAACGGGCCTTGGGGCTTGTCTTCTTGGCGCTGTCTGTCGCCGCCACAGGATGCAAGACCGATTACGGCGAATACCTGCAATCGGGACGGGTTCTCGCGATCAACGGATTGCAGGGCCGGTGGGTCGGTCCCGTCGCCCCTGCGGGTACCGGTTGTGGCGGCACGACCCAGGGCCTGATGACGATCGGAGAGCATGGCTTCGGCCTGGACCCGTTCCAGAGCACAACCGTGATCAAGGGCGATGTGCGTGATGACGGCCATCTGTCGGGCAGGCTGGTGCGCCAGGGCGCCGAGCACCAGGAAATTGCGATATCGTTCGAGGGAATGGTGAGCGCGCAGGATACGATCAGTGGCACTCTGCAATCCGGTCGCTGCCGGTGGACGGTCACGCTGCATCGCGGCTGAGCCGGCTGATCGGCCCTCTTAACGGCGTAATCCCGCGAATTGACGATTTACTAACCGTAACGGCACTTTAACGGGTCTGCGGGCTCGGCCACACTTGCGGCCTCGATGGCCTTGAAGGCGTTGTTCAAAGGCAGGGGGCGCAATGACCTACATGGACAAGCGATTGAGTGCTGTCGCGGCACAGAACAACGGCGGTGATGCTGCGCAGCCTACGCGCCAGGCACTGATCGTAGTGGTGGAAGACGATTTCGAGCTCTCGAGTGCGTTTCGCGCTGTCTGCGAGTGCCTGAATGTGGCGATTGAACGGATGCAGACAACAGGTGATCTCGGCGCACTTCTGCGACAGCTCCGACCGATGGCGGTGATCGCGGAGATGGACGCGCCCGGTCAGGACGGCTGCCACGTGCTGATGACTGTGGCGGCTTTTGACCGCGATCTGCCGGTGATGCTGATCTCCGGCGAAGACCCGGCATTGCTGGGCGCGATCGATGCGGTGGAGGAAATCTGGCAGTTGACGTCGGTGGACAAGCTGACCCAGTTGCCCGGTGTTGGCGCGGTGGTGACTTCCTGTTCCGCGCCGGCCGGAAAGGCGGATGCATGCGGCTGATGTCAACCTGAACCGCAAGCCACGGTTCTGGAGGGACAGGTTCGCCTGGAGCGCTTGCGCACCGAGACGGCGTAACCGCCGAAGCCGCGCTCGGGATCCGCGTTAGGGCCGGCGATTGTCGTCGCATAATCGGCCCAGTCGCCTCCAACAAGTCCCGCGATCTCGGCGGTGACGTCGGCCATCGACAGCGTTTTCTCGGCGTAAGCCTCACGCGGCAATGGTTGAACCTGACCGAGCGGGAAATCCGGCCTCAGGCGTATCGGCGCGCTGGTCCGCGTGAAGCGCAGATTGATGATCAGTGGGACTGCCGTAATCGTGTGTATTTCTGCGTAATCGTCCGCAGCAATATAGGCTGTTTTGGGCTTACTACCGTATTCGAACGTAGCTATATATGTGGGTCCCCCATAGCACGGGCCTAGCAAACCACGTCCAGGACCTAGCAAACCATGTCCACTGCCATTTCTGCTGATCGGCGGTCGCGCCGTCCGGTCGAGCGGTTCCCATTCACCGAAAAGTCGCTGGCTGCGCTGGAGCCACCCACCGAAGGGAGCCGCTACGTCTATGATACGGTCGAGGCGGGTTTATGCGTAAGGCTGACGCCCACCACGAGCCGCTACGTTTTCTCCCACTGGCATCACGGCAAGCCCGACCGTATCACCCTTCATAAAGTGGGGTCAGTCCCGGTGCGCCAGGTGCGCCGGATCGTCGCCGGCCTGCGCGGCGATCTGGCGCGGGGCGTAGACGTGTTCGCCCGCGCGCGAGTGGCGAAGAAGCCTGCTAGACCGACCACGCTGAACAGCGCATTCGAGACACACGTCCAGCGGCCGGACCTGCGGTTAGGTACCAAGCGTGACTATGCCAGCGCATGGCAACGCGTGCCGCCGCGCCTCAAGTCGAAGCCGATCGTCGACGTTAACGGAGACGACCTCAGGCGGCTGCACAACGACATCGGCGCCGAGCACCCGAGGCTAGCCAACAAGCTCACCGCGCTGATCTCCTGCCTGCTGCGTAGCAACGGTCGGGCAGGTGACAATCCCGCAGCAGGCGTCAGGCGATTTCGCGAGACACCGCGCGAGAGGGTGCTCACTCTGGAGGAGCTGCGCCGCCTGCGGGGCGCGGTGGAGGACGAGCATGAGCCCTGGCGGTCGTACTTCGCGCTGGCGATGCTGACCGGCAGCAGGCGCGGCGCGCTGGCTCAGATGCGGTGGGCCGATGTCGACCTCGATGGGGCCGTGTGGCGCTTGCCGGCGAAGTGGTCGAAGAATGGCAAGCTCCTTACGGTGGTTTTGCCGACCGAGGCAATTGCGATCCTGCGTGCCAGGAGGGAACGCGAGTGCCGTGGCGCTGACACACCTGCGACACAGTGGGTGTTCCCGGCAAAATCACAAACCGGCCACCTCATGGGGCCAAAACGAGCGTGGAGACGTGTCTGTGAACGCGCCGGGATCAACGACGCGCGCATTCACGACCTGCGGCGGACGCTGGCCACTGCACTGGCCGCCGACGGCGCGAACCCTGCGCTGATCGCCACCGCGCTCGGGCACCTCAGTCAGGCATCGGCGCGCAGTTATGTTCATTTATCAGCCGAAATGGCCCGCTCGGCCATCGAGAAAGCTGCGCAGCGGACCGCCAACTGGTCCAACAGGGGGCACGATGCCAAATAAGCAGCTAACGTCGGCACCGTATGGGCACGTGGCGGACGCCTACGAGGCCCAAAATCTCCGACAAGCGATCTGTGGCATCCTGCAATCATTCGACGACAGGATCGTAGCCACCATGCCCGAGGACTTGCGCGAGCAACTGGTTACCAACCTTACGCTCGCCGGCATCTCGGTACGTGCCGGCATCCGGGTGACGAGGTCTGCCCAGGGGAGCCGCGTTAAGCGCTCGGCGTGGGAGCGGGACCTTCTCGCCCGAGATGTGAGCTGGGCGGCGTGGCGCGCTGGCTTGCCTATCGGCGCCGATCCCGACCCGACGGTCTGGCCGGCGCAGCGTCTGGCGCGGGAGATCGCGGCGCTGTTAGGTTTAACTGAGGATGATGGCACAGTAGGCAGCTTCTATCATTCGATGCAGCGGGCGGCGCGGAGCTTGAGCGCCAGCGCGCCGGAGGACGGGATCGCGCAGGCGTGGCTGGATGGGCGCCTGTTTGCGGTGGCTGATACAGCCGGATCGCCGTCCCTAAGCAAACCGGAGACCTGCCGTAAATTGCAACGGTCGACAGTGGGTGAACGGGTGTAACCAATACGGGTCCTCTTGTTCCAGACCGAGGACGCCATGACCGCCGAGACAGCCACCACATCCCCTGAGTTGCGCGACTTCCGACTGATGGTCCGCAACGCCGAACACAATCTTGAACTTGTCAAGCAGGTGCTGCGCAGCGGCGCCCGGCTGATCGAGCAGGTCGATATCGACCGCGCGGCCCGGCAGGCGGCGTCGCTCGCGCTGACCCCGGCCGAGCCCGTGGACAGCGAAAGCGGTGAGGCTTTGACTACTGTGGACCCTGGCGGCGCCGCGCAGGCGCGCACGCTGATGCGCCTCAGCGCGCTGCCGGCGACGGCGAAGCTCACCACCGAGGAAGCGGCGGTGTATCTGAATTGCTCCACGTCTTTGCTGCGCAGTTGGCGCTGGCAGGGACGCGGTCCCAAGCACGAGGGGACCGGCAAGCTCGTCCGCTACACGAAGGGCAACCTCGACAAGTTCATGGTGGTTGCCGCCTGAACAGAACCGCCTCACCACGCGGATTATCGCGCAGGAGGCGGCCAAGGATGTCGCTCCGGCCTATGCCAAGCCGAAACAAAACGAGTAACGTTCCGGCATGTAGCGGCATCCAGGGCAGCGTTCTAGCGAAAACCGCGTGACGAGGCATCGACAAGGGGGAACTCGATGTCCGACCACGCCGACGCCGCTGCTGCCACCAACGCCACGATCGACACGATCGACCTCGCCGAGGCGCGACGCTTCCTTCAGGCGCTCGATCCGAACGTGGGCGCATCATTCGGCTTCGCCACGTTCGACGATGATCATGCCCGGGGCGACTACAAGCTGGCGATGCGCCTTTATGGCGATCTCAATCAGGCCGTGCGGCTCACCGGCCGGCGCAAAGGTGAGGTCAGCGAGACAGCAGGCTTGCTGTCGTTCATGCAGCGCCTCGGCGCGGGCGTGTTCACCACCGTGCAGGCGTTGGATGGGGTTGGCGCGAAGGAGAAGAACGTCAGCCGCGTGCGCGCGGTGATCGCCGATGCCGATAGCGACGAGCAACTCAGGACCCTGCGAGATTTCATTCAGCGCTCGCAGCTGTGGCCGTCGATCATGGTGGCGTCCGGCGGGGTCACCGCCGGGGGTAACGCCAAGGTGCAAATGTATTGGCGGCTGGGTGATTGCCCGGTCGGACAGTTCACTGAGGCGCAGGCGCTGTTGCTCTCGCGCTGCGGCACCGACCCGGCAGCGAAGGATCTGGCGCGCGTGTTGCGATTGCCGGGCTTCATTCATCAGAAGCGTGAGCCGAGGCTGACGCGCATCCTCGCGGTTCGCGACGCTAACTACGACCTGCGGGACTTCGTCGTCCGTGTGCAAGCGCAACCGCAGGTACAGGACATGTCGGTGACGCGTGGGAGTGGCGGCGTCACGCGTTGTCGCGGTGATGGACGGGCAGGTGCAACCGGCACAGGCGACCGCACGGTGCGGCTGCGCGCGCTGTTGGACAGCAACGGTGGGCTCGTCAAGCCGGGTGTGCGTGCGCTGTTGCGCGAGGTGACCGCGCCGCGCGACGGTACGCCTGGTGACAGACATCCAACCCTTTTGGCCGCTGTCGCAAGCCTCTCACAGCTTCGCTGGGATGTGGATGACATCCACGCGCTGATCCTGCCGGTGATCAACAGGGAGTGGGACGAGGGACCCTGGGATGATCATCTCGGTCGGATAACAGCATGGGTGCGTGCGCGCGACAACGAGCAGCGACACGGCGTTCGTACCACGACCTGGCCAGGGGTCCCGACGGGTACTCAGGGGGACGCGCCATGA